GCTTTTCCTCGTCCCAATCCGGGTATTTGGCCATGAGGTACGCCCGGAGGGCCTTTCTGATCTCCGGCCTGCGTTCTGAATTGTCGTAATCCCTGTGGCACTCGGGGCATAGGGTGACGATGTTCTCTTCTATTCCCTTCCCGTTATGGGAGCGAGGGATAAAATGCGCGTCAGGGTTGCCGGGCCTGCCGCACAGGACGCAGCAATGATGATCCCTTTCCCATACCCAACGCTTGACCTTCTGGGGTATCTCACACGCTTTTGTGCGTTTGCTTTTCATGGTCTT